CATGTCGTAGCCTATCTATACGTTGGACATCTATAGATGTATTTAACTAGATGTAACAAAGCCACCCGAAGGTGGCTGATATTACTTCTTAGTATGAACGTTAATGTCATGATCACCATGATAGTGGGTCACAGTGGTGTTACCCTTTTTATACACATGCACATCACCAGCCTTATTGGATTTATGCTTAAAACCAGCAGCGACGTGACTATCATGTGCTTTCTTGAAACCATCCTTGCTGACACCAGCTGCACCTGTTTGCTTTGCTGCATCAGTATGGAAGTTTCTTACATCATTATGGCCGTGTGCAGCATGAATATGTTTAACAGCTTCATCATGATTATCAGCTGACTCAGCTAGATATTGTTCGATTAGATTCATAGGTTATCCTCAATTGTTGAAAAGGCGGCCGGAGCCGCCTTTGTATTTATTAACGGGTCACGTTAGGCTGGGAGTATTGAACGTAACGGAAGGTCACTTCAAACTCAGCATACGTATCCATCGAACCAGCATCTAGCTGCATCTGACCAACGACTTGAGGCCAAGCATCATGCAGGATGAAGGTCTTGGTAACACCATCATTGACGTCCAACAGCTCTAGGGTGACATCTGAGAAGATATCATCTAGGTTGGTTAGACCGCTATTTGATTCACTACCATTCATCTGCTCTGACCAACGCTCAAATGCGGTATGCACGTTGAAGTCATTCACAGCGATGAAGGTAACAGTGAACTCTTCATAGGTACGATCACCAGGGATTGGTAGATTACGACCACCCCAAGTAAGATCGATTGCGCCAATAGTGGCTGAAGGTGTATTGGTAGTGCGAGCTAGTAGTGAAGCCTGTAGGCCATCAGCATTTGAGCCAGCATAGTTGGGGAAAGCAATATTGACTCTCCAACGGTTTTGGCGTTGCAGACCACTACGGATTGCAGCACGCAGACTTGCGATTGTTGACATATTTATTCCTTATATCAATTGGGGACCGAAGTCCCCATTAAATTATTCGGCTTCGCTGAAGGAAACGTCTGGACGGACAGCATCGAGAGTCAGGGTGACCCAGTTGATACTATACAGAGGCTTCCACATGATCTTACCAACCATCTCGTTGTTAGCCTTGACAGCACCAGTGTTATTGGTATCATCAACGATCAGCTTGAAATCTTCCATTGCCTTGCGGCTTTGTAGATTACGCAGCTTAGGACGAGCGGCATTAACAAACTGGGCTTGAGTGAATTTGTCGTTCAGTTCAAACAGGAAGTATTTAGCCAGATCACCTAGAATCTGCTTCATAGCGATGGACGCCCAACGGGTGTTTACATGGTTATAGGCAGTAGGACGTGAAGTAGCAGTCTTGTCGCCGAACAGAACAATACCTTGGCCTGGGAAGGTCACGACAGAGTTCACACCGACTTTATAGAGCTGATTGCGATCTTCTTCAGATGCAGTCCATGCCATCTTGACGTAGTTCTTGTAGCGACCGCGTTGGAAGCCTGCAAATGAAATCCACATTTCGTTCTCAACGAAGCAACGAGCAGCCAGACCCGCAGTACCACCAGTAGCTGGAACCCAACGATAAACATCATTGTATTTATCGTACATGTAACCCCAGTTGTCAACAGTGAAAGCATAGGTTGAGTCGCGGTTCAGACGATTCAGGCGCCAATCCAGGACTGAAGCTAGTTCACCTTGTGGGTTGTTCACAACGTCAGCGATATCAGGAGCCACGAATGCCATGCAGTCGCCGCGAGTTTCAACTAGGTCAATTGCTGACATTTGTTCAGCAACAGTCACCGCTGGAACAATAACGAACTGTAGTGTATACGCTTCTTTGTTTACTAGCTTTGATAGACCAGTCGTGATATTGATCGTATTGTCATCAGCACCACCAACTAGAGTCACGTTGCGTGAGGTCAGATTTTTGGTCTTGTCTCCAGCACGGATATAGAGTGAGGTATTGTTGATTGCATCATACCAGAATTTGGTGGTGCCATCAGTATTGGTTTCTCCCTGAACGTTTGACAGTAGTTCATATTTCTCTAGCAGAGTGCCTGAGCGACCGGCATCACTGACTTCGGTTCGGAAGGTAAGACCATTCTGAGCAGCAGGAGCAGCTTGCTTAGCTTGTTTACCAGCAGTCTTTGACACATAGGTTACTGCACTGTTATATGCAGAAACTGAGTTAAACAGAGCGATGATATCAGCATCGTCAGCAATCTTCTGAGCTACAGCAGTAGCACTATCACCAGCAGTCACAGCAACGGTTGCGCCGAAGATTGTGATGTTGCCAGTCGTGGTAACGGTGCCGTTGACGATCAGGCGTTCTTTTTGGTTATTAGAGCCTTCGCCGGTCCAGAAACCGCTTGAGTCAATAACAGCAACTGAGAACTCACCTGGGTGTGGTTTGTAGTTGAAACTACCAGCATATTCCCATGCGTCGAAATTGGCGCTATCAACGATTTGGACCACAATACCGTTACCAGCAACACCTGGATACTTCGCCAGGAAATCAGTGCCGGTCAGATCACGGGTCACGAAATCGCTGTCGTTCTTGACTAGTTGTGGTGAAGTGCCTGATGGGAAAGCATTCTTAGCGTTTACGCCCACTTGACGCACAACCCACATACTATTTGAGTATGATAGAAAGTCTAGGGCTGGCATCACATATTTTGCAGTCGCTGAATTTGGTGGACCAAAGCGTGACACAAAATCAGACTCACCGCCTGAAACAAAGGTTGGCACATCTACAGGACCCCATTGGAACGCACCTGCAATCGCTGCGATCTTATCCGAATTTTCTGTAGTGGAAAGCGTACCAGCTTCTTGCTCCTGCAGGACTACGCCTGGAGATAATTTAATTGCCATATGAAATCCTCTTTAGCTTAAAAT